ATTGTTGATGACGTCGTAGAAAACGTTACACCACTTACTCGTTCAGAACCAGGACAGATTTTTTATCATCAAATGGAAGCAGAGTTAGAGCAAGGACCTAAAGTGTACAACAGTTCTAAAGAGGTTTATGATTTTTTAAACGCAAGAGGAATTGGAAAAGTAGAAGTTATTGATTCGGAAATAAAACCAATGCTAGAAAAACTAGAGGGCATGGGCCAACCAATCACTAGAGAAATGTTACTAGGCGTGGTCCGTGAGTCGCCAATCAGGAATGTTAAATCAGGAGGCTACGGCTTCTTGTCGGATACTCTTGACGGCGAAATGAGATCACTAAATTATTCAGGTTACAAAGAAAAAGGCGGCATACCTAATACAGATAGAGAACGTGTGTTGTATGTTGATCCTAAAGACTTACGTGGGGACACAGGAAGTTTGCCTGGTAGTGTAAGTACACATAGCTTTAGTGAACCGTACGTTATTGCGTGGTCACGGCTCTCGGACCGTGAACTAGGAGGAGCGTTTACAGGAAAGACAACAACGTTTGCGGATGAAATACAATCAGATATTTTTCAAGCTTCTCAACGAGTAGCAGGAAAATTAGCAGCGAAGATGCGCCATATGGCAGATCAAGGCATACCGTTTGATAGAATTGAAAACGACCTGCAACAAGATATGATGAAATACTTTAAAGATAAAGGAAGTGTCTTTAGAGAAAGTATGCCAAGTGCGTCAGCTCTTAAAGTAGAATATGATAAGTTAGTAGCATTACAGGATCAATTAAGACAATTATCAAAAACACCTGTTCCTGAAATTACAGACGAGATGTTAACAGCAGCAAAAGGTGTACAAGCAGAACAGACAGCTGTATTAGATAGTCTAGTAGATTCGTTTAACTTACAATTAAACAAACAATTATTTCCTAACCTACCATTTAAGTTGAGAGATCAATGGGCGGATGCATCTATTAAAAGAGATATTTACGAAGCGGCATATCGTAAATTTGTTTTAAAAGATCCAAACGCTACAGATTTTTATGCAATCACACCTGCTAACTTAGTAACAAAAAGATATGGTCATGCAGGGTCAACAAAAACACCACAAGCAGATAGGATAGCGGATAAAAACGAAAGACTAGAGAGATGGGTAAGAAATGGTATGGAGGGTGATATACCTAACTCACAATTTCCAGGAGTAGGTATGTATGAGTTTTATGGTGGTCCAGGAACCGATGTAGTAACAGAAGGCGGTAAACACTTTACGTCGTCTATGGAGAAAACACTTAAACGTATTGCAAAAGAAAACAATGTGAAAGTAGAAGTATTACCTGTAAAAATAGGAGACGATGCAAAAGATATATGGAATGTTATTAACAAAGAAACAGGAGAAATTTTAGGAACTGGCGATACAGCAAGACAAGCTGATGCTATTGCTAATGATTTATTACTTGACGGTATGAAAATCAAGGTAGATAGAACTAAGCAGTTTGACACAGCACCTAGTTTTGGTGTAGAATTGACGCCTTCTATGGCAGAGGCATTTAAGGCGTACATGGCCTCTGGTGGTTATGTTGGAGACGAAGAAATAGTAGGAGCTTATGGCGATTGATAATATAGACAAGAAAATACAGAACCCAACCTTACCTGAACCACAAGATTTTGATAAAGGAACTATTCCTGTTGATATAAACGGATTTGAAATAACTGATGACGTTGAGATGTTAGAAGATGGATCAGCTATTGTAGGAGAACAAGTAGAAGATATTAAAATTGATTTTAATACTAATATTGCACAGGTATTGGATGAAAAAGATTTAGGGATAATTTCATCTGATCTTATGGCTAAAGTAGAGAATGATAAATCTTCTAGAAAAGAATGGTCAGAGACATATCGTAAAGGACTAGATCTTTTAGGATTTAGATATAGAGAAAGAACACAACCTTTCCAAGGAGCGAGTAGTGTTACTCATCCTTTATTAGCAGAATCTGTTACGCAATTTCAAGCACAGGCTTATAGAGAGTTATTACCCGCAGGCGGGCCTGTTAATACACAAGTTATGGGAAAAATTGATCCTGCAAAAGAAGAGCAAGCGCAACGTGTAAAAGAATTTATGAATTATCAAATTACTCACGTTATGGAAGAATATGATCCTGAATTAGATCAGATGTTGTTTCATCTACCTCTTGCTGGTTCAGCTTTTAAAAAAGTTTACTATGATGATGTGCTACAAAGAGCAGTTTCTAAATTTGTTTCTGCTGATGATTTATTAGTTCCTTACACAGCTACTGATTTATACTCTACAGAAAGAATTACACATATTGTTAAAATGAATGAAAACGAAATTCGTAAACAACAAGTTATAGGTTTTTATCGTGACGTTGATGTTCAATCATTAAATAATCAAGATCGTGTTAGTGAAAAGGAAAGACAAATTGAAGGTGTTCAAGATACAGGAACAGAAGACGAATATACTTTATTTGAGATGCATGTTGATTTAAACATTGAAGGTGTTGATAGTGATGATGGTATTAAAGTTCCTTATATTGTAACAATAGATGAGGGCTCAACTGAAGTACTTTCTATATATAGAAATTATAAAGAAGACGATCCACTTAAAAAGAAAAATAAATATTTTGTTCATTATAAATTTTTGCCTGGCATGGGTTTTTATGGTTTTGGTCTTATTCACATGCTCGGGGGATTATCTCGAACTGCAACAACAGCACTTAGACAACTTCTTGATGCAGGTACTTTGTCTAATCTTCCTGCTGGATTTAAAGCAAGAGGTTTAAGAATTAAAGATGATGATAGCCCTCTACAACCAGGAGAATTTAGAGATGTAGATGCACCTGGTGGAAGTTTACGTGATGGCTTAATGCCATTACCTTATAAAGAACCAAGTCAAACTCTTTTTGCCTTATTAGGATTTGTTGTAGAAGCAGGTACTCGTTTTGCAACTGTAGCAGATCAAAAAATTGGAGATGCTGGCGGAGCAGGCGCTCCTGTTGGAACTACAATGGCTGTTATGGAAAGAGGCACTAGAGTAATGAGTGCTATTCATAAAAGATTACATT